GCGCAACAAATTTTGGCACTAGTTCTCTGATTGGCAACAACCTCTTTAGGTGGAGCATCCAAAAAAATGATAGAGTTTGCTTTTTTATTATCATCAATTTTCTTGTACCGCATCTTCATCTTCCATGTAGCATCAGCGAGATGGTAGCACTTGTCATTTGGCTCTCTGAGACGATACATTTTCGTCGCATCAGAGAGGCAGGTAGTCCAGAGGGTGTCACGAATCACTTGCATTTTGTTAGTTACTTTTTACATAAAAATGAGCCGACTTAGGTGCTCGCTTCACCTCCAATTTGGGCCAAATAAATGTCAACTTCACCGACAAAATCTGGGCATTTCTCAGAGGTCTTTCGAGTTACCATGTCTTGTACATTTGTCACATGCTCCTTAAACTTCCTGACATCTATACCAGTGGCATTATGGATCTGAGAGTCAGTAGCGATATCTTTGAGAGCGTAGAGGTACGCCGCTGCATAGTTAGCGTGGAGTACAGCTATGACTGGGGAGGCATCCTGTTGTGCAGCTGTGGCGTAACGAGCAGACTGACGAACAAGTTTTTCAATAGACTTGTTTATACCACGAGTTTTGTTTTGCATCATTAGAAATAACACAAAAACTGCGGCTATCAGATAGAGGTACATCTCTTCTTATCGTACCTAAAGAAAATATTTATGTATATGCTTTACGCTATAATTTTGTTATTAAAAAGATTGACGACGTGGAACTAGAAGAAATAGTCGGTGCTCGTTATACTAATGAAGAATTCTTAGAATTGCTGAAAAGGAAGGTATCAACCTAAAATACTTTATCTTTTATCGATTTCCAATTGACAATCCTGCATCGTCTTCACATGGTCACCTTCGTCGTTGCGAACTTGGGTAAAAACGTCGTATAAGTTATTGACGTTACCGTAGTAGTTTGAAGCTATGGCGGGTGGACGCTCAAGTGATAGACTTGTCATGTTTTGTTTGAGGAACTCATCATATGTATGGTACGCGTGTTCCTCCACCTGTTCAGAGAGATTGTATGCCATCCTCGGTGATACCAAATACAACAGACACGTCAACCAGTAGTATGCAAAGGCTGTATGCTGGGCAAAAAACCGGTCCACGAAGCGCTCATCTCCACCCAGTTGTTCCATGATGAGGAGGTGGTGATACTCATTCACAGTCTGCGCGAAGTGGATCTCTAGGTAGTCGGCGCGCCTACAGATACCTAATGTCTCGTAGAGATGTAGAACGGATACAAATGAAAAGTATGGTACACGAGCTACAGTTTCAAGGACATAGAAACGAGCATAGTCTCGGTCCTTATATACTCTGTCAATAACCTTGACAGCTGATTTAACGACAGCCTTATTGACATGCTTTTCAAACCTGCGAGCAGTGTTGACATAGGGCTTTACAGAGGCGAGGGTGAGCATATATTTTGTATACACATTTTGTTTTTAAATGATACCTAAGTTAGAGTTTAGAGTTGTAATAAAACTAAGAAAGTATGGAGAGCGTCCAAAAGCTCACCCACGTTGAACACGTCCTCAAGAGACCCGACTCCTACGTCGGTCCCGTGGACAAAACCCACGAGTCCTATTGGCTGCTGAATAACACGAATAAGAACTTTCAAAAGAAGAACATCTCTTATTCACCAGCCCTACTCAAGATCTTTGATGAGATCCTCGTCAATGCCATTGATCGTAACTCCCTCCACCCCAAGAATGTTACTCAAATCTCTGTATCTGTGGACAAAGAGACTGGTACAGTCACCATTGAGAACAATGGACCTCTTGGTGGAATCGGAGTTCGTATGCATGAAAAGGAATGTATGTGGAACCCAGAGCTTGTATTTGGTCATCTACTCACAAGTACCAATTATGACGACTCTCAAAAGAGGATTGTAGGTGGACGCAACGGTTATGGGGCCAAGTTGACTAATATCTACTCTTCCCAATTCTCTATTATCATCAAGGATGGTGAAGAAAAGAAGACCTATACCCAAAAGTGGTCCGACAATATGACTGTTTGTCACCCACCAAAGCTGACTAAGCATAGTGCTGCAACATCTTCCGTGTCTATCACTTTCACTCCAGATTGGAAACGATTCGGGATGAAGAATATGGATGTCAACATTTACAAGATTTTTGAGAAGCGTGTATGGGATGCAAACATCTGTACAACCCCTAACTGCAAAGTCAAGTTCCAAGGTGAGGCTCTCCCAAAGACTTCATTTGAGGCGTATGCCAAGATGCACGAAGGTGTAACCGAACTGTGTTCAGTGACCACCGATCGCTGGTCTGTTTGTATTGGACCTTCTGAGAATGGTCTAGAACAGGTTTCGTTTGTCAATGGCATCTGCACAAACAAGGGTGGTACCCATGTGGACCATGTAGCTTCTTATCTGGCCAACGGTATCATTGATGAGATGGCAAAGAAGATTAAATTGAAGCCTCAACAGGTGAAGAATACTTTCAACATATTTGTGAGGGCAACCCTTGAGAATCCGACGTTCTCTAGCCAGGTCAAGTCTGAGTGTACCTCCAAGGTTCAGGACTTTGGGAGTAAGTTTGAACCTGTAAAGACATTCGTCAAGAACGCTCTCAAGACTGGTATTCAAGATGAACTCTTGGCTCTCTCAAAGTTTAAGGAGATGAAGGAGTTGGCTAAGACAGATGGCACACGTAAATCCAAAATCTCTGGTATCCCCAAGTTGGATGATGCGAATAAGGCTGGTACAGCACACTCGGGTAAATGTACACTTATCGTGACAGAGGGTGACTCGGCTAAGACCCTAGCCGTTGCGGGTCTCTCAGTCGTAGGTCGTGATCACTACGGTGTGTTCCCTCTCCGCGGTAAGTGTAAGAACGTGCGAGATGCATCTGTGGCCCAATTGACTTCTAATCAGGAGTTCAACGATCTCAAGAAGATCTTGGGTCTCCAACAAGGAAAAGTGTATAAGAATGTTTCCGAGCTCCGATACGGACGGCTTATGATCATGACAGATGCAGATAATGATGGTTCCCATATCAAGGGTCTTATCCTAAACATGATTCATTACTTTTGGCCAAGTCTCCTTGAGTTGGGTTTCATCGTTTCTATGGTGACCCCAATCATCAAGGCTTCTAAGGGATCTCAATCCAAGTCTTTCTATACCGATTCAGCATTCCGTGCATGGTATGGGAATGGCCAACAGGGGTGGCGCATCAAGTACTACAAGGGTCTCGGTACCTCCACTTCTGCGGAGGCTCGGGAGTATTTCAAGAAGATTCAAGATCTGACTGTGAAGTTTGACACAGATATCATGTCAGACAAATCTATTGTTCTCGCCTTTGATAAGAAGAAGGCCGATGACAGAAAGACATGGCTTTTGGAGAGTACCGCGAAAGAGTCTAGTGAACTTGAAGTACCGTACGGGAATGTCAAGAACTTGAGCATCTCAAACTTCGTACACAAAGACTTGGTGAATTTCAGCCTCGCGGACCTGAAGAGATCCATCGCACATATGGCTGACGGTCTCAAGCCTTCCCAACGCAAGGTTATGTATGCCTGTTTTCACAAGAATCTCAAAGATGAGATGAAGGTTGCTCAATTGGCCGCATATGTTGCAGATAAGAGTGCTTATCACCACGGTGAAGTCTCACTCGCAGATACGATCGTGAAGCTGGCAAATGATTACACTGGTTCAAACAATATCAATCTCCTTGAACCCTGTGGGCAGTTTGGTACTCGTCTCATGGGTGGTAAGGATGCGTCCCAAACGAGGTACATCTTTACTAAACTGACTAAGCAGGCTCGGAAGATCTTTGATCCTCGTGATGACCCTGTTCTCAACTATTTGGACGATGATGGACGACTGATTGAACCAGACTTTTACATGCCAACGATCCCCATGGTTCTCGTTAATGGTACGGAAGGTATTGGTACAGGTTTCAGTTGCTATGTACCCCCTTTCAATCCCGAGGATATCAAGGATAACATTGGGAGGATCTTGGATGGAAAACAAGTAGTACCCATGAGACCTTGGTTCCGTGGTTTCAAAGGGAAAGTGCACAAGGAGGATGATACATGGATGATGGAAGGTGTATGGAGTTGGAAAGGGTTGAATATTGAAGTCACCGAATTGCCTCCTGGTCGTTGGACGCAGGATTACAAGGAATATCTTGACAGTCTGGTTGAGAAAAAGTTGATTGGTGGATTTACTAATAATTCAACAACTGAAGATGTTCATTTTGAGATTACAGATTACTCCGGTAAAGATCTCGTCAAAGATCTCAAGTTGAGGAAGACTTTCCACACATCAAATATGCACCTTTTCCACCCCACGAAGGGTATTCATAAGTATTCCAGTCCCGAGGAAATTCTAAAAGACTTTGTGGAACTCCGCGAAGATCACTATGTGAAGAGAAAGGCACACCTCATTAAGGTTCTTGAAACAAGGGCTACCATGTGTGGATACAAGTCTAAGTTTGTCACTATGGTCATTGAGGGTAACATTGTGGTATTCAAACGCAAGAAGCAGGACCTTGAGGAAGAACTTTCCAAAACATTCCCAAAGATTGGTGGCACCTACGATTATCTACTTAATATCAAGACTGTACAATACACCGAAGAATCTGTCAAGGATCTTATCAGGGAGTCTAAACAGGCTAAAGAAGAACTTGAAGTGATGAAGAATACATCACATATTGACATGTGGAAAATGGACATTAAAAATATGTAAACAATAGATAGGTATGGGCGAAGCTGCGAAAATTTCGCTCAAAGCTATTGGAAAGCAAGACACCTTCTTACTTTCCAAAGATCCAGACGAATCGTTCTTTAATTATACCACTGATCGGAATCATTCTAATTTTAGAAAGTATCATAGAAACAAACCTGTTGTGAAGCCGGGTAATGCAGAGGCTTCGTGGCCATTTAATAAAACGATCAAAGTTGAGTTCAATCCAAGAAATATGGGAGACCTTTTGAGTAACATGTATTTGAGTATAACAATGCCAGCTATAACTGATGGTAATTACGCTGATCAGTTAGGGCGACACATTCTCAAGAGTGTCACAATGTACGTAGATGACATTGAAGTTGAAAAGATCTACGACGATTGGGGAATTCTCTATGACGAGCTTTATTTAGAAGTGTCTGAAAAGGTAGCGAATAGATTTCTTATAAACAGAAACCTTGGTTTTGATGATGCACCCACCAGTGCCAGCGTTGCCCGATACGATTCAGACCTTGTCATTCCGCTTCACTTCTTCTTTTCCCGTAAATTTGCGAGTGATGAATATTCTTCGAATAAACCCAATAGACCTTATTTTCCAGTTTGTGCAATTCACAAACAAAAGATTGAGTTTGAATTTGATTTTCACCAACAGACATTCTTTACTGATACAACAGATACAGTGACTCTACCCTCATTTAATCTCATCACAGAGGAAATAACAATAAGTCCCGAAGAAAGAAACTTTTTTACCTCTCAGAGACAGACGTTGATAACAGATTTGGTAAGAAAACATCCGGTCATAGTGAGTGACCTCAACAGGGATGTTATAAAGAACAATCTCGTTCCAAACATTCCTGTGAAGTGTATTCATTGGTTCTTGAGAAATACAAAGTTTGAGGATGAAACTGAAGCTATAGGGAATCCCGTTCCCGCCACCGATGGTGAGCGTTTGTACCAAAATCGTTTCAACTTTTCATCATCTTTAGACTTTTTTGGTGAAAACACATTCTTTTTCCCTCTCATGTCCGAGGCTAGCTTTTTCATCAACGGAAATAAACTTCCAAATTTGACTAAAACTGACCACGCATATTACAAATACTTAATTCCATTCCAAAAGAGATTGGCGAGACCAATTAGAAATGTTTATACTTATAGCTTCTCGTTGAATCCGGTAAACGTGGAACCATCGGGAAACTTGGATTTTAGTCAGATACAATCTGAAAAGACTAACATTGAAGTGAAATTGGATACTTCTATAATTGATATTACAACAGAGACATTCTCACTACATATGTACTACACGGGTTACCAAACATTCGTGTTTCAAAATGGATTCATGTCAGTTGCTTATTAAAAAGTTTATCCCTATTATTAGAAATATAGTCAATAATATTGTTCTTGATACACCATTTGATGAAATTCAATTGAGCTAGAGTCGTCTGAATTTCATGAGATGTTCCCGGAACTGTATAGTCAAACTTTTTGGATCTACAAAAAGGGTCAAAAAATTGTTTACTATAACCATTCAAACTAGATTTATATGCACAATGAACTGTAAATAGTTTACCGTCAACTGTTTGATAAGTGGTATGATTTTTCTTCGCATAATTTGTGATAAACCACTCCAGATTGCGAAGAGAAATACCACTTGTTTTGTCCAGTATATTTAGTAGTATAGATTTATTCTTCTCCTCGTTGTAAAAATTATTTATTGATGTTAGTAGAATATCGTTTTTGCTCATTGCTTTATTAAACTCCCAAATCTATAAGCTCGTTCGATGATTCACAACCCACACACCCCTTTACAAACATTTTATCTGGACCGTGATTATGTAGACTTGAACTAGAGAATGTTCGTTGACACACCCGTTGACCCTGTAAAATATGGTGCTTACAATACCCATTCTCAAATGCCTTGAACCCACATCGCTGACCATTATTTTTCGTACCCTTGCATGTAGTACTCGTATACGATTCTGGTATATCTTTAAGAAGTTGTTCTAGAGGTATACCATGCTTCCTTGAAATTTTTTCAGCATACTCATTCACTACCTCATTCACACGGTCTTCCAATTCCTCATCCATAACCTTTGTAACTTTATCATATAGACTCATCCTTACTATCTGTTGGATTGTAGTTTTTAAATAAGTCTTCAATGGATTCCTCTTTTTTCATTCTCGCCTCCTTAAGGCGCGCCTTTAAAATAGTTGCAGTACCAGCATCCTCTAAACCGAGGCGTTTACATTCTGAAACAAGTTCGTCCTTCTTCATACCACTAAGTGATGGAAGCTTCGTGGGTTTCTTGGGTTTATGTTGGTTGATGATTTCACCAAAGATTTCCTCCTTCACATTTTCATAGAGTGGATCTAGAAGGTCACATACAGGGTTTAGGAATTTATTCATGAAATAGTAATGGTAATCAACCGGTACTCCATTCTCCTCCACATATTTGGGGTCTTCGGCCTTCTCAAACGCCTTTGCCTTTGAATTTTCAGTTTTAGTAAGAAGATATGGTACCCTATCACCAGATTGCGGCTCCGAACCAGGTCTCCGCTGTCTCATCTTTGTGACTACTTGGACATGTGACTGATTGATATTGACACTCTCAGGACTCGTAATAGACACAGATTTGCCTCCAACTTTATAGGAATCGGATAGACTTTGACTCAAAATAAGCTTCTGATTTGGTACATCGCCCGAAAGAAGTTCAATTGCCCTCTCCATTGCAAGCTCTTTGGGTGGACCGGGATCACTTGAAGTCAGAATTACATCAAGAAGTTCCTTAGATACTTCGCGAACATGGGGTGTGTTATCACGACGCACAAGCTGAAGCCCCTTTACATCAATATAGTCCATATGCATCTTGTCATCTTTACCTTTCGTCCACAGCTTTGCAGCGTAACGCTTCTTACTATAGAGGAAATAAGGCCAATATACCTTCTCAAGTTCCAGGTTATTTGGCTTCTTGAAAAGGGCTGAACACTCCTCTGCAGCTCTCTCACCCACTTCCCAACTGTACGCAATGGCATCTTCTCCTTTGCGATCACCCATGTCAAACTCAACCATGACTGAATCAGTGTCACCATACCTAACCTTTGCACCGGGAAAGTTCTTCTCCACATAGTTCTTAGTCTCTTCAATCATAGAACGCCCTTTTGAAGTTGTTGTAGATGCAATCGGAACACATGGAAGAATACCCTTACCAGCACCAGTAAAACCATATACAGAGTTCATACTGATTTTATAGGCTAACTGCTTACCATTGTAGACTTCCTTCATGAAACCTGTCGCTGCAGCCATGTCCCTCTTAGCCTGCTTACGGAACTGCTTGAGCTCTAGAAGGATTGCTGGTAAGAGACTTGGTACATCCTGTGCAAACTTATAGGTACGATCACCAATCTTAAAAATTTCATATTCAATCCCAGGTACATTACCATATTTCTTTTCGTCCATCACATACGACGAATAACAGAGGTTGTGGGCCATCATGATACTCGGATACAGAGCTTCAAAATCAAGGGCGGTAATCGGTGTATAGTAGGCACCCTTTTGTGCCTCCAAGACTGTAGCACCCTCGTAAGGTTCTTCGGGAAGGGTACCATACCGAATAGTCGGAACCATGAAGCCAAGTTCCCTCGCCTTCTTGGTCAACTGGGAAAAGACCTTAATTTGCTGCCCACGCTCCACCAGGAATGGAACTGGTACCCAGGTCGCCTTAGCCATCTCAACCAGGTTCAGTAGAGTACAGAGCTTTTTCATGAGTCTGTGTGGGAGTAGGGTATCCTTAATACAATACTCAGCAACTTCTTTCAACTTTACAGGATCTCCTTCCTTGTATCGGGCAAACATCTCCTTGGGAGCCATGTCAATCTTTTGATCTCCAAGGTAGAGCTTGGATACGCTATCAAGCTTATAGCTGTCCAGTTTGTAACCCTTCTTAACCTCATGGAACATATCAAAAATAAACCGACCACTCATCGGAAGAAGCTTCAAAAGGTTATCACCCAGTGCACTTGACGAGAGCTTCTTAATCACAAGTTCAGAGTCAGTGTCCTTGAGCTTTCCCAAGTTATAGAAGTCGTAGTGACACCTATTAATTTGAGCACGCTTGTAGATGTACTCCATATCAAACCCGAAGATGTTCCAACCAGTGATGATGTCTACATCTTTTTTGTGAAGATACTTCTGGAACGCCTCTAACATCTCCCTCTCAGTTGCATAGCTACGGATGTCACAACCCTCTAGAGTAGGATCAGTCTGTTTGTAACACAGGCATGTCTTATCGTAGGGTTCATCAGATCCAAACTTGCATAGAGAGATTGCAATCTGGAAACACGCATCTCCGGGGATGTTTGCATCAGGAAACTTACCCGTTGAGCTATTACACTCAATGTCTATGGATGCCACAACAAATGGAGCAATGTCATCCCTAGCAACTGGTTTAAGTGTTGTCCAATCATTACAGAAGAGATCAATATCTACGTTCGCGAGATGAGATCGGACACACTTCTCACCACTGTCCAACCAACCAGTGGACTGAATACCAGTACGATGCATCAAACGAAGTACTGGATCTAGATTGGATTCATACACTTTAACATTCCTCACACCAAAAAGTTCAAAAAGTTCGGGGGTTGTGTTAAGAGGTTTACGTAAAAAGGAATCCACGAGGCGACGAGCCTGTAAATCCTTAAAAGTAATTTTCATAAATGCAAACTCCTCGTTATTTTGGAAGCCCCAAACATCTTTGGATTTCATCAACGAGTATGAAAGTATAGAGTCTTTACACTTATTACCAAGGATATCGTAAATTCTCTGAACCTTTTGGGAATCAATACCACTTGGAAGTTTAATAAAAAAATAGGGTATAAAAGAGGTTGTGACACAGACCGACTTCCCATCCTCAGTCTTACCAAATATACTAATCAGGTGTTCATCTTCACCGTCTCTCGCCTCCCATGTAAGTGCTTGAAAGACTACCATTGTGTAATTAACGACCGAAAATTTTAATATACTTTATTAGTAAAAATGTCTGCCGCTTTGATTGACCTTGTTTCTAAAGGTGCTCAGGATGTGTACATCACTGGCCAACCTCAGGTCAGTTTCTTCCGTCAAAACTACAAGCGCCATACCAATTTCGCGATGAAGCCCGAACGTATGGACTACATCGGTACTTTCGCGGCTTCCAATGAAATTACCGTACCAATTCGTTCCAAGGGTGACCTTCTCAGTTACATCTGGATTGAGGATACCCTCATTTCCAACGTCGCTACCAATAGCGATGGTCTCTTCTCCGCGGGTGCTTCTAACCCAACCACCTTCGAGTTGTGGATTGGTGGACAAAAGGTGTCGGAACTTGACTCCCTCTTCATCCAGGGTGCTTACAATCCTCTCTTGCGCGACAACTCTGCCAAGGCTTCGTGCACCGTCACTACCAATGTTGCCAAGGAGAACCACGGTCAAAACCATTTCATGATCCCATTCTTCTTTGGTGAGGACTGGACCAAATCTCTTCCTTTAGTGGCCCTCCAGTACCACGAAGTGGAACTTCGCATCAAGTGCCGCGACGGTTACACTCCCCAAGGTACCCCCAAGATCTATGGTAACTACATCTATCTTGACACCGATGAACGCGCTTACTTCACTGATACAGAGCACGAGATCCTCTTCACTCAGACTCAATACCAGCCAGCCACCAACACTGACACCGAGTTGGATCTCAGCTATTTCAACCACCCTGTGAAGTCTATCCACCTCGTCTCCGGTGCTGCCGCCGGTCAGAAGTGGTACGACGAATACACTTTCAGCACCTCTTCTCTTTACATCAACGGTACTCCTCTCTATGAGAACACTTCCAATGTCTACCACCACAATGTTGTGCCACAGATGCACTGCACCGATCTCCCAGATGATGTCTTGGACGATCTCCCAACCTACTCGTGGCCTTTCTGTCTCTCCATGAGCAAGGCGCAGCCCAGTGGAACCTTAAACTTCAGCCGCATCGATAACGCGAAGCTTATGGTGAACAACGTTTCCGGTGGTAACACTCTCCACCGTGTGTACGCGGTGAATTACAACATTCTCCGTATCAAGAATGGCATGGCCGGTGTCGCCTTCGGTAACTAATTTTATACACTCTCAGTAATTTTAAAATTACATATGATTGAACCTAATTTCAATGATATGTAACCTAAGTTGTCTCAAGTTAAGTAAAAAATCATCTCAAAATGGATCTCTTTCACAAATTGATTGATTTAGTTGACAAGAATGCAGAACGCATTCCCGAGGGTGACTACGTGGACATTTGTAACACCATTAAGGAACTACGCGAGAGAGTGAGACCACCCTCATTCCTCCTAGATCAAAACGATCCACTTTGGATTACCAACGGACCTCCTATATATGTACCTACCACACCCAGACAACCACAAGAATGGATTGACGAAGATCCCGATCTAAACGAGTTTCTTCAAGAATTGCATGAAGAGTGGTCCAGAACATACAATGAAAATGAGGATGAGACTCTCTCAGCTGCGGAGGCGATGGGACAACTGAGAGAGCACATTGTAGAATATGGAGTACCCGAGAGTATTACGATTAACTTTGTACAGTAAATTAGATTTCTAGTTTCTTAATAACAGATGCGAGAGAATACATGATTGGTGGTACAGACAAAGACCCCATAGTGGTCATGAATGCTGTACTCGCATCCTCAGGTGTTTTGACCTCTCCGTTAATGACTTTAGATATGGATGTTTCCATAATTATATCAACAGTCGTATCAATAGGTTTTACGATTAGAGGAATGGCTGCAAGTCCAACGAGGGTTGGTAAAAAATGAAAGAACTGACTATCATCTAAATGTTTATTTGATACAATGCTAGCAGCCATGCTTACGATAACCCGAATGATTGAACCCGGCCAGAAAACCGAAGCGAGCATCTGCCATGTCAGGGTTTCAGTTGAAATACGGAGTGTATCTTGAAACTTTTCACCTTCATCAGCATCCTCATAAGCCTTTTGCCCCTTATCAATTGTGTCAAACATCACATAAGATGCAGCGACACAGTAGGACGCGGGCAATCCCCATTCGGGAAGATAGGCTGTAAAAGCTTCTCCGAGTTCATTTGCATAGCCCATATAACGCAGTGAAGTTTCGCGATAGGGATCAACATTTTTGTACGCTGTTGAATAAATCTTGAATCGTTTGTTAAGTTTTGTATTGTGGGATGTATGGGGTTTTATAACGGATAATGGTTTCAGGGCGATCATTATCTCTGCATACTTTTGTCTGTAAACTTTATACAATGTTAAGGTGCTGACGGATCTACTCTAGCTGAAGATCGTGGTTGTATATGTGCCGAAGGATCAATGGTAGCTGGTGCATACACTATTTTTAGTCTTGTAAGTTCTTGTAAATGTAAATGTATCTGTTTGAGCTCATTACAAATTTTAACATAAGCCCATTCCTTCTTTGTCGGGAACATCTCATCATCCATGATATCCATGATCTTTCGTACGTGTTCCATACCTAAGTGAAGCCCAGAATTTATATTTTTCAAGAAAACATGGAAGACCTCCAAAGCCTTATGGCTTGCCTTGACGACATCGCCAGTCAGATCCCCGATGGGATGTACCTGAAGATGGCCGACCAAATGAAACGCGTTCATGACCACATGAAAGGGGACAAACCATTCCACGAGGACACGTTCTATTACAGTGACGATGATTCGGAACTTGACAGTGATGATGACTCGGACAGCGACTATGAGCCTCCCACCGAAGCTCAACGACTTCGGGGGCGAGAGCGAGAGTTCCAGAAGATCAAAGATGAGATTTTGGAATGTGTGAAGCAGATGCATGCA